GGTAAGGGAGAGTGCGTTAGCATATTATCAATCCCAACAACGAGCCGTGACAAAGGACGATTATGTAGTTAGAGCTTATTCATTACCTGCAAAATATGGTAATATTGCCAAAGTACATTTATCTCAAGATGACCAACTAAATAGAGATGCTGATTCGGTTGACTTAGATAGAAAAGTGACCGCCGCTGATGTCGAAGCTGGTCGCACCCTACGTTCATTTCAAGCTGGTAGATTCTTGAATCCCTTAGCTATGAATATGTACACACTTGGTTTTGATTCCGATAAAAAATTGACTAAATTAAATCAGACGAGTAAAGAAAATTTAAAAACATATCTATCCCAATACAGACTCGTGACGGATGCTATCAATATAAAAGACGCTTATATTATAAATATAGCAGTGGATTTTTCAATATTAACAAAGACTGGATTTAACAAAAATGATGTGTTGTTAAGATGTGTTTCAGCTGTTCAAGATTTCTTCGACGTTGACAGATTACAAATAGGACAACCAATAATATTATCCGACATAGCATATGAACTATCTTTAGTGGATGGTGTAGCAAGTGTAGTACCACCAAAAACCCAAACCACGGATGTAAAATTACCAGTGGTTGTAACAAATAAACATAAAGTTGAGGAGGGTTACTCAGGTAATTTTTACGATATAAATAGTGCCATAGTTGATGGTATTTTGTATCCTGCACTAGACCCAAGTATTTTTGAGATTAAATTTCCAAATACAGACATAAGAGGAAAAGTGGTGGGTGATAACTTAGGAGTAACAGAATAATGCATTACTTTGAATTTGCAGAAAAAGACGCAACTTTATACGAAGCTAGTCAAAGTCTGAACTCGGGTCTAGATGAAATACTTGAGGTTAGAAAAGATATTAGTGATACAGCTACAACTATTGACGTTTCACGAGCTTTAATAAAATTTGACCTTACTGAAATATCCGAGTCAATCAACGCTGGTATCATACCAGACTCTGGTAGCAAAGCGGCTAGATACTTTTTAAATTTATTTGATGCAAAACCCACTAATTTGGCTTCATCTCAGAGTTTATTTGCATATCCAGTCAGTCAATCTTGGGTGATGGGAGATGGTCGTAGTTATGATAATCCTATTACAACTGATGGTTGTAGTTGGACATTTAGTAAAGGTCAAGACGACGGAACCCTATGGACACCAGAATTGAGTGCATCAGGTGCTACTTGGTATCAAAATACACCTAGTGGTTCATTAAAATTTACATCAGGTTCGGCTGGTAATTCGTTTGGTACAGGTTCTAATGATGAATTTAGATTGACGGTATTAGGAACCGAGTTTAATTTTAAAGCAACGTCATCAATAGCTAACGGTACTGGTTCCATACCAGATGACTCCTCACCGAATTTCTTTTTCTCAACCGGCTCAACCACGGCTGAGTTTGGTAGTAATTTAGCTGATGAAATAAATACAGCTGACATAGGTATTACAGCTTCAATGAGTAGTGTTAGTTCTTCTTTAGGTGGTGTCGGTACAGTAAGACTTCACTTAACAGC